CGCTGGACACGGTTACCAACCCGAACGCAGCGGCCATCCGCATTGCCGCTAACATGCCGATCGACTTCAGCGGCAACGGCACGGCGGCAGGCCAGAACCAGCACTACCTGCAGTACACCACCACCGGCACGCCGCGGCTGCGGTATGTGGCGGGCGGCACCGAGCAGTTCGCGATCGGATCGGTGGCGGGCATCGCGGCAGTCCTGCCGCCCGCTGAACTGATCTTTCAGCGCAGTTCCTTCGTCGTGGCAAACGGCCAGGACTTCCGGTTTCGTCGGCCATCCACGGCCACGGGCGGCACCGCTGCTACACTCGTCAAAACCGTGATGGTCGAGTCGTCCAACACTGCGGGCGACGGCTCGAACTTCTGGGGCTTACTGTCAACGATCAGGAACAACAGCACGATCGGCGGCGGTGTCGTCGGCGGCTATATGCAGGCATACAAGATCGCTGGATCAGGCTCGACGCAGGCGTTCATCAGCGACGTTTGGGACCAGACCGGCAACCCATCATCCGTATCGGGTTCGATCACCTCACAGGAATGGGATCTGAACGGCTCGGGCGCCGATGACGGCGTGAATGGCGACCGCTTCGGCGGGATCGGCCTGCGCCAGCAGGTGCATTGCGTGTTTGGCCAGCAGTCCGCCACCGTGCCATCGGAATACACCGCAGGCATCTGGTTCGGCACGCAGTATGTCGGCACGACCTCGGCGTACGTAGACAGCCTCCTGTGCGTGCAGGCCGGCCCGTCGGCGCATCCCGCGCAATTCCGCAATTTCGTGGACTCGCGCGGCGGCGTTGTCCCCACGGGGGTTACCGATCCGCTTGCCGCTATTCGCATGTCAGCCGGGCACGTCGTGGACTTCAACGGCGGTCCCGCACTGAACAGCGCCCCTGGTGCCTATCTGCAATACCGCTCCGGCAAGCTCTATTACGTCGTGGCAGGCGTCGATAAATGGAGCGTCGACGCCTCCGGCAACATCCGCGCCGCCGGCACCATCACCGGCTCGGTCACGCCCTGATGCCAGCGCCCCGCCCCTATGGCCGTGGACCCTATGGCACTGGCCCATACTCGATGAACGATCCGGGCTTAATAGAGGTCGGCGGCCTCACGCAGGTGGCGTTCGGCGCTGAAGCGGCAACGCTGCTGCGGACCTGGCAGCAACCGACGCAGATGTGCGCCACCGGCACCTGGACACCGACCTCGCTGCCCAACGCCCCGCCCAACGATCAACTGGAGTTGGCGGCATGAGCGACTACACGACCACGCCGCGCCTGGGTTTGTTCAAGCCGACATTCGACGCGGACGACGACCAGTGGGGAAACCATTGGAACGCCAATGCCGACATTCTCGATGCGGCGGTCGGCACCGGCGGAGGTGGGGGCGCATCTATCACTATCAGCGACACCGTGCCCACGATCTTCCCCGGCGCACTGTGGTTCGATAGCGCCGGGCTGCAACTTTACATCGGCTTCAACGACGGAACCTCCACGCAATGGGTGGTCGCGGTCAATCAGGCGGGAGGGGCAGGTATGGCTGGCGTGACCAAGACGGATCACAGCGGCCTGATCGCGCTGGGCGGACAGGCGCAAGCTCTGATGGCGGCCAATCCGCTGCGGCAGGGTTGGTCGTTTCAGAACCGCTCCGCCTCCGATATGTATTTCAACGATTTGGGCAATACCGCCTCGCCGACCTCCAACAGCAGCGTCTACCTGCCGCCAGGCGCCTACTACGAAAGCGAGGGGGGCGGCGCGACAACGCAAGCGATTTCCTTACTGGGCTCCGTGACCGGCGCGCCTTTCGTCTGCAAGGAGTGGTGAGGTGCCGGTTTCCTACGCACAGGTCGGCGCGCGGTTTTTCGAGTGGACGGTGGCCGGAACCTATACCTTTGTGGTGCCGCCCTACGTGACCGGCGCACTGATAGATGCGGTTGGCGCGGGTGGCGGCGGTGGTGCGGGCTGGGCGAGTGCCACGCAAGCCTCGGGCGGCGGCGGCGGCGGCTCGGGTGCGCTGCTTACCGGCTGGCCGACGACGCTGGTGGCGGGGAGCACCTTGACCGTCAACGTTGGCGCTGCCGGACAGGGTGGCGTGGTCAGCGGCGCCGCAGCAACAGGCGGGGCGGTGACCTCCATCGTTGGCGTGCTGGTCACCGGAACGTCGGGGACTTTGCAGGTAAGCGGCGGCTCGCCTGGCAACACGCCCGCCAGCGCGACGGTCGGCGGCGCCGGCGGCGGCGGCGGCCCGGTCGGTCAAGGTGGCGCCGGCGCTATGGGTGGTTTCTTCTCGATTTGGTATCAGGGCGGCAACGGCGGCGGCAATGGCGGCACCAATGCCGCTAGCGGCTCCAATGGGGCTGGCGTTGGGCCTGGGGTCGGCGGCGCCGGCGGTTCGGGCAATGGCGGCGGCGGTGGTGGCGCCAGCGCCGTAATCGGGGCGGGTGGCCGTGGTGGTAACGGCGGTGGCACGCCGGCTGCTGGTAGCACTGGCTTAACCGGGCGCGGCGCCGGTGGCGGCGGCGGTGGCTGGAACAATGCTGGCGCGCCTGGCCAGGACGGCTATCTACGGCTACGCCTCACATGACGATGGCGTATCTCGGCTGGCGGGACCATGTGCCGGACACCGCGCCGCCGATCTCGCCCGAAGTGCATATCTCCTATGGCCAGTCATGGCGCGGCAACGCCTTCGCTGATCTCGCGGCGTTCAACCTCAACCCGCAGCATGAAACGCTTTTGACGCCGCTGGTGTCGAGCATTGGTCAGCCGACCTTCATGCCGGGGCCGCTGCCTGCAAGCGCCGGTATCTCGATGCCGGGAAACGTGATTGGCATCACGGGGTATACATCTTCTGAGTGGTTCACCATCGGACGCTGCGCAGTGCTAAGTCAGCAATTGTACCGCCTCCGACAGAATATGCTGCCGCTGCATCCTATCCTTGAGTTCTGCGCTGCCTTCCCTGGTTCGACGTGGCAGACTGGCGGTGGCGGAGGGCTGTCACCGGGGGCAGCATTCACCGCCTCGATCACCAACAACATCATGACCGTGACGGCGGTCGCCAGCCGGGAGCTCGCGCTCTATCAGGTGCTGCAAGGCCCAGGCGTGCCGGTAAATATGGTGATCACTGGAGGCCCTAACCCAGGCACGGTCGGCACCTACAATGTTGGGATCAGCACGCTTATCCTCACGACTCAACTGTTCACCGCCAACGCGGATTTCATCGGCGAAATCCGCACCGATATACTGACTGTATCAACGATCAATTCCGGTACCATCATCGTCGGCGACGTGATTACCAACATCGTGCCGGCGAACTCCTACATCATGTCGCAATTGACCGGCACACCCGGCGGCCTGGGCACCTATCGGATGTTGCTGGGTGGCGTGCTGCTTTCTCTGCCGAGCGGCGATTTCACCGCGTATGGCGTGAGTTGGCACAATCAGGCAACGATCATCACGCAGCTTCTCGGCATACTGCCTTCCGCCTTGAACGAGGACGAGCTTGCATTGGGACAAGCGCATCTCGCGGCGCTGATTGCCAGCGGTGAGCTTATCGCCCCGGTCGCGGCGGTGCCGTCAGAACCATCACTGCACGCGACTTACATCGACCCGGTATTCCGTTCCGTCGGCTACACGCAGGGCGGCGCCGCTGACGGCACGATCCCTGGTAAGGAGTCGGACCTGACCGACATGCTGCAACTGTATGATGCGATGAACCTGCCCGGCACTGATGTCCGTCCGTTGAACTACTATATTGGCGTCGCGGCGGATATCTCATCCAGAACGGCTTACAACGAAACGAATTGGGGGTCTGCCTCGTTCTGCCGCACCAATGCGCCAGGACGTGGCGGGCCGTTTTCCGGGCGCGTGTTCGGCACGACCACATGGTATCAGTGGCTATTTCGCGGCGACAGCATCCACACCGACGCCTATGGCACCATGCGCGAGGGCGAGATCGAGGGCTACGTCAAGCATCTTGTGGAGGACGTTGGCATCCTGTGGACGCCGCTCTGGCGCTCGTTGACGCTGCCGATCCGCATCACCGGCCAGACCATCGCCATTCCGTTCGATCGTCCCGCCGGGCCGGACTTCGCCGGCGAAGTGCTGGAATGGCAAAGTGATCCTGACGACGGCATTCAGGTCTGGCCGAACTACGGGTTCAACGCGCGCCGCAGCAACGCATTCCTCACCATCAGCCTGCCGGTCATCGTGGGCATGGAGGTCCGCTTCGACGTGCAGCAGCCGCTCGCGGCGGGTGATGTGCTGGAGGTTTCCGTCGCGTGGTATGGCCCTGGCGGTCCTGCAACGCAGAGCGGCATCGGCGCGAACTTGGTCATGAACGGCCCAGCGTCCGAACTGGCGCCCGGCAAGCGCATCGGCTCATGGGTCTGGCCGCATCGTGAGACGGTGACCGTGTGATGCCATTCGACTATCCCAACAACCCGAGCGTCGGCCAAGTCATCACCCTGCCGTCCGGTGCGGTGTATCGCTGGGACGGCGTGAAATGGGCCGCGGCCTCCCCCGCTGGGCCGGTGACGTCGTTTAACACGCGCACCGGCGCGGTGGTGCTGGGCACCACGGATGTCACGGCAGCGCTCGGATACACGCCCTACAACACGGGCAACCCAGCCGGCTATCAGACAGCGGCGCAGGTCAGTACCTCGCTCGGGTCTTATGTGCCCCTGATCGGCGCCACGCTCGGCGGGCCGCTTTATCTCGCAGCCGATCCCGCCTTGCCGGCGGAAGCCGCCACGCGCCGCTACGTGGACACGCTCGCCGCCGCGCAGCCTATCGTTCTGACCTCAACGGGTGCTGTCACCCTGACCGGCATAGTCCCTGAAACCAACATGCTGGCGCTGCGCATCCCCGGCGGCCTTATGGGCCGCAACGGCGTGATCGAGGTCAAGGGCATATTCGGGAACACCAATAGCGCCGGCAACAAGACCATCACCGTGCGCTGGACCTCGGTTGCCGGGAGCGTCAGCGGTGGGCCGACGGGCACCGCAGCCGCTGTGACAACAACTACAGCAACGCAGATGATGTGGATTTTCCGCAATAACAACGCGACCAACTCGCAGCAGTTCTTCCAGGCTATCGCCACCGCGCCGTTCGGAAACACCGCTCCCGGCGTCGGCGTGGCCGCTATCGACACCACCGTAGACAGCTACCTCAATTTCAACGGCACGGTCGCGAACGCCGGGGACACCCTGACCCTGGCGCATGTCTACGCCGTGGTGTTTCCGCATGCTTGAAGCAATGGAGGACCGTCATGCCTAGCACGGCCGGCCAGATGACGCAGACGCCAACCGGCAATCCGCAATACGGCTGGGTCTACGCTCACGACCACGCGCACCGATACCGCGGCGATCGTGATCGATCTGACCGGGCAGAACAGCACGAACCCGACCGCGAGCAGCATCACCTGCCGATACTTCACCGTCGAATATCTGGCGGCAGCATGAGGCACCCATGATCGAACCCACCACACCCATCGCCATCACGCTGACCGCGCAGCAGTGGGACGTGGTGCTGCAACAACTCAGCGCCGGGCCATACCGCATGGTCGCCGAGATCATGGCCACCATCCAGCGCCAGTGCATGGCGCACGACGCACCGCCACGCCCCGGCAACGGCGAGGCATACGTACAGGAGGCCAACCATGGCTAGCACCGCCGGCAGTATGACCCAGACGCCCACCGGCAATCCGCAGTGGCGGGCCTGCGACCACTCCATCGTCTGGGGGTTCCAGGCGCCGGTCGCACCGCAGACCAATCGGCCGCACACCGGCACGTCCTGGGGCACATACCGGGACTGGGTGATGCGGATGGGGTTCAACCGGACGACTGGAATCGGTGGCTGGCATATCAGGGTCCCGCGCGACCCAGGCGGGACGTGGTTCGTCGCCACCACGGACGACTCATCGGACACGCCTACCGGCGTCACCAACGACGCAAATCATCCGCCAGCGGGCGTGCGGTAATGCCGGATACGTTCACCGCCAAGCTGGCCCTCGTGAAGCCCGAGGTCGGCGCTTCAAGAGACACCTGGGGTAGTAAGACTAACTCCAATTGGGACACGATCGACCAGCTTCTGAGTATGGCCATGCCAATTGGCAGCATCATAGACTTCGCTGGTCCGACCCCGCCGCCCGGTTATTTGGTCTGCGACGGGAGACTCGTGAGCAGGGTCACGTATGCCGCGCTGTTCGCAGTGCTCCAGACCTACTGGGGGGCCGGTGACAATTCCACCACCTTTGCCCTGCCAAAGCTGCAAGGCCGCGCGCTGGTCGGTCCCGGCACCGTCACCGATCCCAACGGCACCACGCTGTCGCTGACCTTCACCCAGCAGCTTGGCTGGTTGTCGAACACCATCCTGCAGACGCATCTGCCGAATTATGCGCTGTCCGTGACCGCAGCGCCCACCCATACCCATACAGGATCAACCACACCTGCCGGCGGCCACAGCCACACCACCGACGCACAAGGCTCGCACAGCCACACCGGGGCGACGTTGGGCGAGAGCGCCAACCATACCCATTCCGGCACCACCGACCTGCAGGGCGATCACAGCCACACTTATGTCAACTACGCCGCGTCCGGGGGAGGCTCGGGCGGCGGCGGGGTTCCCGTCGCCGGCAATTCCGCCACCAGCGTCAACGGCGCACATCAGCACAACTTCACCACCGGCATCGAAAGCACCTGGCACGCTCATCCCATTGCGGCAGACGGCGCCCATGCGCACACCACCACAGCCATCGCCGATCACCTGCATTTCATCTACCCGGACGGCAGCCACGCTCACACCGTCAACCTCGGCGGCGGTGGTGGGCTGTTCGGCCTGATGCAACCCGTTCTCGTGGTCACGAAGATCATCTACGCCGGGCCGCAGGCCGTGGTGCATGCGGTTGGCGAGGCCGCGCCGACCATCGAGGGCAGAGACGAACTCGCCGTCATCCGCGAGGAACTGGCGGCGCTGAAGGCGATCCTGGCACCGGCACGCTCGCCACGGTTGCTGTCGGCCCCGGCACGCGGGATGCACTGACATGCCCCGCGTCGCCCAGGCACCGCCACCGGGTATCGTCCGGAACGCCACGCCCGAGGCGAGCCATGGCGTGTGGTATGACGCCAACAACGTGCGTTTCCGCGGCGGGCAGTTGCAGCCGATCGGCGGCAACGTGGCGATCACCGGCACCAGCGTCGCCGATCTGCCGCGCGACATGCTGACATGGCACGACAACGCCAAGGTGCGATGGGCCGCGTTCGGCACCGATACCAAGCTCTACGCCTACCGCTTCGACCTCCAGCAGTTGCACGACATCACGCCGGCCGGCGTAGGCCCGCTCGATCCGCCCGGCGCGCTGGTGGGATACGGCATGGCGGACTATGGCGAGGACGCCTACGGCACGTCCCGCGATGCCGCCGATATCGGCCCGCAGGACATCGCCGCAAGCATGGGCGATCAGTGGTCGCTGGACACGTTCGGCGAGGACTTGCTGATTGTCCCCACGCAGGACGGGCACCTGTTCCGCTGGTCGCCGCTGACGCCCACCGTGCTGCCGGTGCTGAACGCCACCGCGCCCACCGAATGCCAGGGCGTGATCGTGACGGATCAGCGCCACGTCGTGCTGCTCGCGGCCGGCGGCGATCCGCGCAACATCGCGTGGTCCGACCAGGAGAACCCCGACGTGTGGGTGCCGGACGTGACCAACCTCGCTGGCAGCAAGCTGCTGCAGACGCAGAGCTATGCGATGGCTGCGGTAAAGATCAGCGCCGGCGTGCTCATATTCACGGCGAACGACGTGCATCTGATGACCTACGTGGGCGCGCCATACGCTTACGGCATTGTGCAGATCGCCTCGGGCTGCGGGCCGATTTCGCCGCGCGCTGTGGTCAATATCGGTTCGTTCGTCATGTGGCCGGGTGTGCAGTCATGGTGGTCATACAATGGGAATGTCCAGCCGCTGCCATGCCCTGTCGGGGACTGGTTCTTCTCGCTGGTCAACCGGACGAATGTGGGGCGTGTGTTCGCCTCGCCCAATCCGTCATTCTCGGAGGTCTGGGTCGATTGGCCGGACGAGGATAGTCTCGAATGCAACCGCTACGTGGCGTTCAACTATGCCGACCCGGCGCATCCATGGACGATCGGCGTGCGCAGCCGCACCGCGGCAGATCCCAGCGGGACGATGGACCAGCCAATCCTGGCCGGGCCGCTTGGTGCTGGCGGTAGTCTTTTCCTCCATGAGTACTCGTATCTGGAAAATGGAGCGCCGCGAGCATCTGCCGGCAGCATCTACGCAGAAACCGGCGCCATAGTAATATCCGAGGGGGATAATAGATTCCATGCAAAGCAACTTGTCCTAGACGCGACCACCAGCGCCGACAACCAAATCGGGTACAGGTTCGCCGTCCGCGAGCAGCCAAACGACGCCGCATCTGAATTCGATACCGGATTATATTCTTTCTCGCACGATGGGCTGATGGATATTCGCTTCTCAGGACGCAGCGTCAGAATGCGCATGGAGGCGCTGGTAGACGGTCCATTTGCTATAGGTCGTCCTCGACTAGAGATGCGAAAGGGAGGGCGTCGCTGATGGCCCGCCCCTATCATCCGCCGGCCCCGTTCACCGCGCCGGTCAGCGGCAACATCGAGCAGCGGCTTGCGGCAATCGCGGACGAACTCAACCGCAAGCTGGACGCCGGCGGCACTAATACTGCGTTCCGATTCATTGGCATGCAGTCGCCGAACGGGACCGTCTGGCGGCTGTCAGTGGACGATACTGGCGCCGTGGTCACCGAGATGGTGCCGCGATGAGCCTGACCACCGAGGAAAAAGCCCGCCGCTTTGAGAAGGCGCTCAGGCTCGCGGGCAACACGCACACGATTGCCGACGTGATGGACAAGGTGCGTGCGAACCGCGCTCAGTGCTGGAACAACGGCGACAGCGTCATCGTCACTGAAGTGCTGGTCTACCCGCGCGTGAAGGCGTGCAACTACTGGCTCCTCGGGGGCCGGCTCCACGAATGCCTCGAGCTACAGGCGACGATCGACGCCTGGGCAAAGAGCGAGGGATGCAGCGTGGCCACGGCCACCGGGCGCATGGGGTGGCTGGCCGTTACTAAAATGCCGCTAGGCACCGCGTGGAAGCCGCAAGGCATAAAGTTCACGAAGGACCTTCACACACCGCTCGGGAAGGAGTAACAACCATGGGTGGTGGTGGTGGTGGCCAGAACACCAATACCGTGCAGAACAGCTCTGCGTTTATCCCGCAGTGGCTCACGGATTACAGCCAGCAGGCGGTGTCTGGTGCTGCTGCGTTGGCGCAGCAACCCTATGCGCCATACACCGGCCAGACGGTGGCCGGCTTCGATCCGGCGCAGCAGCAGGCATACAACCAGGTCGGCGCCATGCAGGGCATGGGTATGGGCGCCTTCAACAGCGGCATCAACGCCGACCAGTCCATGGCCAATCAGGTCACGCCGCTTTCGGCCGGCGGCATCCAGGCCAATACCAACGCCCTGCAGCAAGGCTTCATGGGCCAGGTCTACGATCCCGCGCAGGGTCTGCTCGGCAATTACGCCTCGCAGGGTCCGACGACCGCGCAGGGCGTGGGGCAGAATGCTTCGGCACTGATGTCGCCATACACGCGGAACGTGATTGATCCGACGATTGCCGCCGGGCAGCAGCAACTGGCGCTCGCCAAGCAGCAAATCGCCGGCCAGGCCAACAATGTCGGCGCGTTCGGTGGCAGCCGGATGGGGGTGCAGGAGGGCGTGGCCGACGCGCAGGCGGCACTCGGCACGCAGCAGCAGATCGGCAACATGCTCAATCAGGGGTATGGCCAGGCGCTGGGTGCCGGCACGAATATCGGGCTGCAGGCCGGCCAGCAGGGGTACGGTGCCAACACGGCATTGGCCAACCTGCTACAGGGTGGCTACGGCGCCAACCAGCAGATGGGCGCCAACATCATGAACAACAACCTGAACGCGGGATTAGGCGCGGCGGCGCAACTGCCGACTTCGCTTGCGGGACAGCAGAATGCACTGCTCGGCCAGACCAATGCGCTGAACCAGGCAGGCACGCTGCAGCAGCAGTATCAGCAGAACATCCTGAACTCACAGCAGGGCGCATTCGCGCAGCAACAGGCGTTTCCGTATCAGCAACTGCAGACATTGCTCGGCGCCATCAGCGGCGTGCCCTACAGCACCTCCAGTATGGGGACGATATCGGAATCCTCGCCGTATTCCTCCAATCCGATTGGGCAGGGCATCGGCGGAATAGCGGCGCTCGGTGGCTTGGCCGGCGGCGTCGGCAGCATCCTCAACTCCACAAAGACCGCGTAGATGGCAGACGGGGGCATTACCGAGGCTGCCCTGATCGCTGCGGCGTCGGAAGCGGCGGCGGCTGGCGGCACTGCGGCTG